AATATCTGAGTATTCATAAAAAGCAATAGCGTATAAATAACCAAAGGAATCTCTATAAGCTATTGTATTAGCAGTTCCTGCAGTAGTAGGATTATTAAATCCACTAATTGAACCTGCACTAGTTGCATAAGCAGAAGAACCTGCAGATGTAATATAACCTGAAGGGTTTGTAGAATTATAAGGAGTATATCCTAAAACACTAGTTATATCACTTGAAGATACACTTGTATTACCTATAACTCTTCCTTTAGTATCAATATTTATTTTAACAAAATCAGAACCACTACCCTGTGTTATTGTAGCTAATGTAAGAACAGGGTTTAATGTTGTTGCACCATTTGAAGTACCTGTAACATCACCGCTAGGATTAAAGAATATACTTTGATTTCCTGTTAAATAAGAACCAGCAGGTTGTTTGTTGTTAAAAGTATTCCAATCACTAGAAGTTAAATATCCTGACTGACTCGTATTAGCAACATTTATAGTAAAAGTTCCATAAGTTGTATTATAAAATAAAGGATTTACTGCACTTAATGAAGTTAAAGCAATATATCCATTTGGGTTAGTAGCATTATATGGTGTGTAACCTAATGTACTTGTAATATCACTTGAAGATACACTTGTATTTCCTATTACTCTACCTTTTGTATCTAGTGTTATTTTTACAAAACTAGAACCTGTTGATTGAGTAATTGTATTTAAAACTAAAGTAGGATTCAAATTAGTATTTCCTAAAGAAGAACCTGATACATCACCTAAATAAGTTTGAAAATTTATATTTTGATTAGCAGTTAGATATGCTCCTGCAGGTTGTTTATTATTGAATGTGTTCCAATCTGCAGAAGAAACATAACCTGAAGTTGAAGTATTAGCTTGGTTAATTGAAAAAGTTCCAAATGTAGTATTATAGAATAGTGGATTAACTGCACTCAAAGAAGTTAAAGTAATATATGCACTTGAATCTGTACTACCATCTGCCTTTAGAAATTGACTAGATGTTCCACCACTTTTAATTAAAGAAGATGCAGTAACTGATGAACTAAATCTTCCTGTACCTGTTACATCTAAAGTGTATGTTGGTGATGTAGTATTTATACCGACATTACCTATGTTACTCATTGTCATTTTCTCAGTTGTTCCAATATACCATCTATAACCTCCACCATTATTACTTCCTGTTTGAAACCATATATCATAAGCACCATTTCTTATTGAAGATAGACCAATTCCATAATTATTAACTGTAGTAATTCCATTTAAAGAATATACTGTTCCATTTGTTAAAGTATTATCATTTGTAGGACTTGTTATTGTATTATTTGCAATAACTTGATTTATAGAATTTAAATATGTGTTTGCAGTTACACTATTAGAGAATGTAGCACTTGTTCCACCTAAAGCACCTGTAAGAGTACCACCTGATAATGGTAAATAAGTACTTGCAGCACTACTTGTTGTTAAGTAAGTACTATTATCATAACTTATAGTAGTGCCGCTTATCTTTACAAAACCTGTTCCGTTTAAAGCTGCTTGTTTATTATTAAAAGTATTCCAATTAGTAGAACTTAAATACCCATTAGTAGATGTACTTGCTTGAGATATAGTAAATATACCTGTAGTACTATTGTATGATAAAGGAGTAGTTGCACTAAAAGCACTTCTAGCTCTATCATTGCTATAGTATAAATTAGTAGAACCTTCGGTAACTAAATCAGTATTGTAATCGCCACTAGCAGCAATAACGGTACCTGTTCTACCAAAAACACTAGATACCGAACCAGTAGCTGCTGAGTAAATAGGAATGTTCAAAATACCTGTAATACTACTGTAAGTAGCAGCACCACTTGTTCCTATTGTTGTCAATATTAAACTTGAACCACCACCAGAAGATGATAAAACACCACTTGTTAATGTTAAACCACTACCAATAGTAATTTTATTAACGTTACCACTGTTATCACCACCAGCAAGTACATTTCCTGAACCAGCTAGTATGTTTCTAAGTACTAATTGTGCCATATTATTTAAATAATGCTCTTATATGTTCTCCAGCCGATAATGACGATCCGAATGTTAAAATACCTGTAGTTGAGTTAAATCTTACATCTTCTGCATCTAAAGTAACAGGATTAATATCTTGTACTTCTACACCACCTCTAGTTACACTAAAACAAGAAAATCCAATAGCACCAGGAAGATTTACTGTTGTTTCACCTCCTGTAGCTGTATAATCATACATCTTAACTATTTGACTACTTATGTTTATTCCTTGTTGTGTAACAGCTACACCATCTATTGAATAACCTCCTGTGCCTTGTAAAGATACGCTATAAGTAGATGTGTTTTCTACTGGACCAGTTAATGATACGTTAGTTATGTTAGCTAATCCTGTAAGGATAGTATATCCTAATAAACCACTGCCAGTTCCGTTATCGTTATCTATAGAAAACTTAATTGTAATTGGAGTCCTATCTAATACTAACTGCAATAAATATGCGTAGTTATAGTTATCACTAAGTGAAACAAAGCCATCGCAGTTAACTGACCAAGTAATTACATCACTTTTATATTCTCTAAACCAAGCCGATGTTTGACTAGTTACTTCAACTTGATCTACACTAGTTTCAAATGAGCAACTAGTTGCAGCACCAAAAGGTACAGCAATACTTGTAGTTGGGTTAAAATAATATAAAACTATATTAGTTCCATTAATTACTGATGCCATATTGTTTAAATTAGGTCGTTAAATGATGTTAAATAGCCATAAGTGGCTGTAATATTAGTGTTTGAAATTTGTAATAAAGTAGCATTAGTTTTGTCTTCAGCATAATTAGTTGTAGAATTACCTAGCATATATGAATTACTTGCTATATTAATACTACTTGGATCTGTATCTGTCGCCTTAAATAATTTGGAGGCATTTAATATTCCATTAGCTGTAGAAAAACTAGATAAATCACAATCAATATTTATTATATTTTTACCATATATGTTAATGTACTTCTGCATTAATAACAATAATAAACTTCCATAAGTTGTTGCTACTCCATATTCATACCAACCACCTGCATAAACATTATTACTTAAAACAAACATACCTATTTCACTAGGATATGTATCATTTGCAGTTTGTGCTCCATATGGTATATCAATATTTTTAACGTAATCTAAATTAGCTGTTTTATAGCAATAGTAACTTTGGCTTTTAATAGAAGAAGTAATTGCAAGTTTTATATTACTAATTTGAGCAAATCTTCCGGTACCATTTTCTAATGAAAATTTAAACTTTAATGAACCAGCTAATGGAGTTACTAATGTCTTAAAACTATATGAATTAATAGTGTCCCCACCAGCAGCTCCTGAATATGCTGGTACAATCATAAATTGACTAGATGTTGACCATATTGTACCATTCCAATAATATACACTTACCCCATCTGATATTGTTAAATAAACCACACCTCTTGGAGAAGCACTTAAATCTTGACCTTCAAATATCCAAGATATTTCTAAAGCTACTGCCGCAGGTATTTTAATTAAAGAAGATGGATGTGTTTCTATAAAAGCATTACTTCCTGTGCTACTATTAACATTCAATCTATATTGTGCAAAATCTTCAGTAGCATTATCAATTATTGTAACACTATTACCAGCCCCACCATTCCATTGTGCCTGCCAATTACTTGCTTGTGCTCCTACATATGGCCTAAAATTACCATTTGAGAAATAATTAGGAGTCATTTTTATCTCATAATTATCTTCAATTCTGTTAAATCCTTTTTTAAGCAATTTGGTTTGAGAATTATCTATAAAATATAAACGACTCGTATTTCCTGTATAAGCTTGAATAGTGCTTAATGTGTTTAGATTACTTCCACTTGCTGCAACAGTACCAGTTGAAGTATATTCTGTGTACCAATTACTTGTATTAGCAAACTGATTAACTGCTACAATCCACCATTTACCACCAGCTTGGAACAATCTACAACCAAATGATTTAACAATATTCGATAATACTTGTAAACAACTTATATATTTTATACCATTATCTATAAATGTTCTATAAGGTAAATATGTTTGATTAAATGGTTCACTATAAGAGTTTGTTGACCTATCAGACATACCTGCTGCATAATAAGAACATACTGTCATTATGTTTGGAGCTGTACCAGGAAAACCATTACTATTTAAACATAATCTAATATAATAAAGTAAAGTATTTATTGCATTAGTATCATAAGTTGTTGGTATTGGTAATGGTATTTTATCTAACATACCTAAACCATCTATAGCATTAAAAGACATTGTCTTACGTCCTGTAGAATAACTTATAGATGCACCATCGCTTAATACCCATCCTCTCCATTCTATGTTAGCATCTAAATATAGAATAGCATAATACTTTCTATCATTTAAAGTAGTCAAGTCTGGAATATTAGAAATATTATCAGTAATATCTATTGAAACCCCTAACTGACTAGCAAAAATTGGCTCAAATGGATCATCTGAATTAGGTATATATTGAAGATTAAGATTCTTCCCAGGATATTCAATAACTGTTGGAGCCGTTACTAAATCCTCTTGTAAATACAAATAAGCTGTCTTATTAGCCCTTGTAGCAAACGTAAATTTATATTTGTTATAATATCCCATTATGCTCCTCTTCTTAAGTTTAATGATGTTTCTGACCTATTCAAAGCTAATACTAAATCATTACCTTTTAAAACAAATTGGCCTCCATTATCACCACCTGTATTTGTTTGTATAGCATTAATTGCATTAGTTCCATTTGTTGCATCTACTCCTTTATTTGCATTGCCACCACCTCCTATTAATCCTCCAATTCCCATACCTTGTCCAACTAAAGAACCAAATAACTTGCCTGCACCTCCTGCTTTGGCTAAGGTACCTGGAAATAATATAGCTAATAAAGCAACGGCTATAGCAGCTGAAATTATTACTTTAGCTAATTGTCTTATTAAACTTTGAAATGCATTTGTTAAAACTTCTCCAATATTGGCTCCTTTTTCTATTAGCATATCTAATGATGGCCCTAAAGCATTCATAATACCATTACCCATTTTTAATAAAGAATCCATAGCTTCTTTAGTTATTTTAGCAGAAATTTGTGCAACGGCTTTTACATTTTCACCTACAGCTTGAGAATAACCATCCCAAGTGCCTTTACTAACAATTGCAAATTCTTCTATCTGTGCACCTTGTTGTAATAATATTTCTTTTTGAGCCCCTAAATCACCAGTAGCTAAATCCATTTTTGTTTTATAGAACTGGTTAAAATCTGACTCTTG